CAACAAAGCGGCGGACAAGTTCCAGAACTGGCTTGCGATGGAAGTAATCCCAAGTATTCGCAAGCATGGAATGTATGCAACAGACAATGTCATTGATAATATTTTAAATAATCCGGATTTTGGAATTGAATTATTAACCAGACTAAAGTCAGAAAGGGCAGCTAGGATTGCGGCAGAAGAAGAAAAGGAACGATTACAGGAAGAACTTGATTATAGCAAGGACTGGTATTCGATTAAACGTGTTGCTGCAATGAATGGCGTGGAGTGGAAAAAGTTTAAATGGCGCAGGCTTAAAGAAAAGAGCATTGAACTTGGATATGGTGTAAAGAAGATTTTCGATGCAAATTATGGCGAAGTCAATACATATCATAGAGATGTGTGGGAAGCAGTATATCCAGAATATGAAATTTAGAAAATAGAGCACTTACCCTTGGTGAGTGCTTTTCACATATATAGAATTTACCGGCTATTGTTTGAAATAGTCGTAAACCTAAAAGAATTGTAGGTAGGTGGACAATATATGGCAATGATATGGGTAAATGGTGTGGCTATTAAAACACCAACCTCTTTTAGCTGGGGACTGCAGGATATATCAGATTCAGATTCCGGAAGAACGCAGGATACCATAATGCATAAGAATAGAGTCGGTCAGAAACGTAAGATTTCGCTAACTTGGGATAATGCAACGAAAGAGGATACGGCTGCTATATTACAGGCATTTAATCCGGAATATGTAGATGTGACTTATCCGGATGCAATGAGTGGCAAAGATGAGACTAGAACATTTTATGTAGGTGATAGAACTGCACCTATGAAAATGTGGACGATTAATAAGAAAATTTATTCTCAAATCAGTTTTAATATAATTGAGAGATAGAAAGGCAGGGGTACGATGTTAGATTTATCAACTGAATTTAAGCAGGAAATGTATAATGACAACCGGAACTTTCTACCTTTTTTGGATATAACGCTTGTTAGTGGAAAAGTATTGCATATTACAAAGGAAAAGGTATGGGAAAATACCTTTAAGATTGAAGATGCTACATCCAGTCAGAATAAATTTACTATTGGTGCAGCAGTCACCGGAAAGCTGAAAGTTACGCTAAATAATATTTATGATGATTTCAGTGATTATGATTTTGCTGATGCAACAGTAATTACTTATATTGGGTTACAGCTATCAAACACCATTGAAAAAATCCGGGTCGGAACATACATAGTCGATGAGCCTAGCTATGATGGCTCAACAATCACATTATCCTGCATTGATTATATGAGTAAGTTTGATAAACCATACTCTAATAGTAAATTAAGTTATCCGGCAACTATTTCTGCTATACTGGCAGATGCGTGCAGCAATTGTGGAATTTCCATGTTGAGTGCAAATATTCCAAATGGAAAATATACGGTAAAGAATCGACCGGATGATAAAGCAATGACATTTGGTGATATTGTTGCCATGGCTGCGCAAATATCCGGTTGCTGGGCGAAAATGGATGCCTACGGAAGATTAAAACTTGATTGGTATAATATGTCAGCATTTGAAATCAACTCTGCGTTGGATGGTGGAACTTTCCGGACAACAACAAAGCCGTATTCCGATGGGGATGATGCGGATGGTGGTAATTTCAAGGATTATTCCAGTGGAGATAACATTGATGGCGGTACATTTACCGACCAGAAGATATATCATCATATATTTTCTACAAAGTCTTTTGATGTGTGCACAGATGATGTAGTAATAACCGGTGTAAAGGTAACAGAAGAATTCGATGAAACAGACACGCAGAAGAAAGCAACGTATCTTGCCGGTAAAGAAGGGTATGTAATTGAAATATCCGGCAATGATTTGATTCAAGAGGGAACAGCTAAGACAGTAGCAACGTATTTATACAAGCGTATTGGTGGAATGAGATTCAGACCGTTGACAGTATCAACACTTGGCAATCCGGCTGTAGAAGCAGGGGATGTGGCTTATGTTACTGATAGAAAGCAGAATACTTATCAGGCATTTATATCCACTCGGACATTTACTCTTGGTGGTAGCCTAAATATATCCTGTGACTCTGAAACACCTCTGCGAAATAAGACAACACAATTTACGCAGTTCACCAAGGCAATTGTAAAAGCCAGAAATGAGAGTAAAAAGCAGTTATCTTCTTACGATTTAGCAGTGCAGCAGCTTACCAATCTGATGACACAGTCATTTGGTGTATTCAAATCAGAGGAAATATTAGAAGATGGCAGCATTGTTTACTATATGCATAATAAGCCGGAGCGTGCGACCAGTTCTACTATATGGAAAATGACAGCAGATGCTTTGGCAGTATCCACAGACGGCGGTAAGACATGGAATGCTGGTATTGATTCATCCGGTAATGCAGTTGTAAATGTTCTGAATGCTATCGGTATTAATGCGGATTGGATAAATGCCGGAGAAATAACTGGTGTAAGTATAAATATTGGTAATGGTGTATTTGTTGTAGATAAAGAAGGGGCTGTTACAATTAAATCTGGGAATTTCAACATTGGTGGAGGAGTATTTAGTGTAGATTCCAATGGAAATTTAACTTCAAAATCTGCATCTATATCAGGTGGAGATATTACCTTAAGTTCGGATATTCAATATGACTCAAAACTTAATTTGGTACGGACATATAATGGAAAAACATATGGAAGGGTGAATTTAGCGGCAGATTTAATTAAAATGACAAGCGGAACCGGAACATGTATTAATATCACTACTAGCGGTTCTCAATTTGATTCGCTTTATATTGGCAAGTCAGATACTCCGGTAATGCACAACTATTCATTATTGGTGGATGGAGATGCAAGTATAAAAACAAATTTGATAGTATCAGGCACAAAATCAAGAGTGGTTAATACAGAAAATTATAAAGACCGGCTGCTATATTGTTATGAAACACCATCTCCTATGTTTGGTGATATAGGAGAGGGAACCATAGATGAAACCGGTAAATGCTATGTTTATATCGACGATGTATTTGCAGAAACAATAGATACAGAAGTTCAGTATCAGGTGTTTTTGCAGAAATACGGTGATGGAAGTATTCATGTAAGTGAAAGAACACCGTCATATTTTGTTGTAAGTGGAACTCCAAATATGAAGTTTGGATGGGAATTAAAGGCTATTCAAAGGGAGTATGACACTATGCGTTTGGAAGAGTCCCAGGTATTGCCTGATGATGCAGATAACGAGGATAGTGCAGCAGAAACCTATAATTATTTAACATCATTGTTATATGATGTGGAAAGTGAGGAAGTATCATGAAAAATATTAAAGGATTTGCAGTAGCATCGGATGGAAACATGAAAAGAATTGCCATTACATTTGATGAAATCAGTGATACCGGCAAGGTAATTAATTCCAATGTTAAAATGAATCGAATCATCACAGATGAAAACGTGCTTGCTGCAGTTTCAACACTTGAGCAGTATGGTCAGATTGTTATTGATGAATAGAGGTGATTCAATATGGCAATTCAGATGAGAAAAGGGTTAAAGGCAGATTTCGACCCAACAAAGATGTTGCCGGGAGAATGGGCAGTATCTATCGACAGTGATACAAGTAATCAGATTGTATGGATGTGCTTTGCAGCCGGCGTCGTAAAACGTATGGGGACATATGAAGATTTTAAAGCACAGATCAGAGATGCTACTAAGGATATTCGAGATGAATATGTAACTGAATTCAATTCAATTCTTGAACGGATAGATAAATTAGCTGACACAACACAGAAGAATACAGATACCATTGTTAAGATACATGATGATATAGTAAATACCTATTTACCACAGATTATCGAGAATGCCAATATTGCCGGTTCTTCGGCAACAACAGCAGTAAATAATGCTGCATTATCTAAAAGCTATGCAGTCGGTGGGACTGGTACACGAACCGGTGAAGATACTGATAACAGTAAATATTATAGCGAGCAGTCACAGGCAAGTAGCCAGACAGCACAATCTTATGCAGAGCAGGCAGAAGCAGCAGGGGATGAAGCTATAAACAGGATAAATGAAGCCTTATCACAGAATGTTCCACAATTTACGATTGATTTTACAACCGGGCACCTCAAATATGAGGGTGGTCGGTTCAATTTTGCAGTACAGAACACAACAGGACACTTATTATGGGAGGTGGCAGTCTAAATGAATGATGCGGGAAAGATAGCGTTTACTCCAAAAGGGGATTACAGCAGTGCGGTTACATATGAATATCTCGATACTGTTGTATATAACGGAAACGCCTATGCTGCGCTTAAGACAACAACCGGTAATGCACCGGAAGAAGGCAGTGAGTATTGGATATTGCTTGCAAGAGGTGGCACATCTGTTCCAGTAGCGACAGAAGGTACCGAAGGAGTAGTAAAAGCCAGTGATGATATTGGAGTAGATTCAGATGCTAAAATGATTCTTAGAACAGATTTTACACCACAGGAGAATCTAACGGAACTTGAAAGTGGAGAATCCAGAAATACATTCTTTGGAAAAATTGCAAAGGCTGTGAGTGAACTAATAAGCCACATTAATGTAAAAGCATCAACAAGTGCAACAGGTCATGTTAAATTAAGTGATTCATCCGCAGTCACAGACAGTACCGGATTGGCATTGCCGGCAACGGAGAAAAATGCTTCCATATCTGGCACAATGGCTAATCAGATTAGTGAATTAAACACAAATTTGAAAATTATACACGCATATTCGTGGACGCAAGTCGTTGAAGCACGAACAGGAACAAGCATTACTTTAAATAAATCCGATATTGGCGTAGGAAATAAAATAATCATTCCACTTGGATTAGAAGCAGGAACTAGGTTTGTGCAAATAACTCCAACTGGTCAGAGCAGTAAAACAATTGGTCTGTTAGCACATAACGTAAGTGAAAAGGTAACTATCAAACCGATACTGTATTATCTTTCCGTTTGATAAATATATCTCAGGGTCAATCAAAACAACGCAGATATATTGTTATATCGATAAAAAGAATGGAGAAAATGCATATAGAAAATATGCGAATTGATTAAAGAAGGGAGCGATATATATGAAAGAGTATATCACTGTATCTGGCAAGGAATATCCTTGCCTTGATGTAATTACTACGACAGATAGCATTTCTGCTTTGATGGAGAACCAGAAGATTGAAGATGTTATTAAGACGTTCAAACCGGCTACTTCATTAACGGTAGCAGGAGAAAGCAAAGAAATTTACGGAGCCTACGAAGATTTATCTTTTAAATCAGCTACTGTAAATGAGGATGGAACCATTTTAGTTACAATGGCAATTGCTTCTGATACCGATAAACGGCTTGCAGAATTGGAAAAGACACAGATTGAACAGGATGAAGCAATCGCAGAAATAATTGGAGGTGATTTAGATGCTGAGTAGACCAGTAAAGAGCATTATGGTTCGTGTGATTAAAAGAAGAATTGCAGAGGGGGAAAATTTAGACAGCATTCTTGAAAGCTATCCGAAATTATCAGATGAGGACAAAGAGGAATTGCGTAAAGAATTCAATTAAATGGGGTGTGAGATATGGACATGGATGCAATCGAAATTGAACACAGAATTACAGAAGTTGAGCAACGGGCCAAGTCAAATACGCATCGTATAGACAAACTGGAACCTATTGTTGAAGAAATACATACAATGTCAAAGACAATGGTGCAGCTCGTGGAAGAAGTAAAACATACGAATGAAAATGTGTGTGCCTTGGATGAAAAGGTGGACCGTATAGATAGCCGGGTGGATGAAATGGAGCGTGCACCTACAGAGGATATAAAGAAATATAAGAACACAGCAGTAACAGCAATAATCAGCACGGTTGCCGGAGCACTGGCATCTGGGTTGATTTTTTTAATTGCGCAAAATTTATGATTTGGAGGATTTAAATATGACAGATTTAGGATTTTTAACAGAATTTATGGTGCCTGTGATTGTAGGAATTTGCTTGTGTGTAGGATATATCGTAAAGAAGTGGATTAATGATGTAGATAATAAATATATCCCTACCATTTGCGCTGCTATTGGTGTTATTCTGGCAATCTGGCTTAACGGATGGACAGTTACAGCATCTATCTTATTAAGTGGCTTATTCAGCGGTCTAGCAAGCACAGGACTGCATCAGTTATTTAAGCAGTTGTTAGAGAAAGGCGGTAATAAAGATGGCAAATAGAAAAATTGGACAGACAGGACTTAATTTAATTAAGCAGTTTGAGGGATGTCGGCTTACTGCCTATCAGTGTGCTGCCGGAGTATGGACGATTGGCTATGGTCATACTTCCGGAGTAAAAAAAGGTATGACCATCACACAGGCACAGGCAGACGCGTACTTAAAACAGGACTGTGAAAAGTTTGAAAAATATGTCAATAGTGCAGCGTATGTTCCTATTACAGAAAGCCTTAATCAGAATCAGTTTGATGCACTGGTTAGCTTTGCTTTTAATCTTGGACAGGGCAATCTTAAGAAATTGTGCGCTGGACGAACTGCATCCCAGATTGCTACATCCATGCTGCAGTACTGCAAGGCAAATGGAAAAGTTCTGGCAGGTCTTAGAAGACGTAGAGTAGCAGAGTGGGCACTGTTTAATAAAACAGTTGCAATGGCACCGGCAACAAGTACATCAAAAGCGGAAAGTGAGGATTACAATATGAAAGTAATTAAAAAAGGCAGTAAAGGTAATGCAGTAAAGGTATGGCAGATTATTGTTGGAGCAAATCCAGACGGAAGATTTGGCAGTGGAACAGAAGGTAAGACAATTGCTTGGCAGAAGAATCATGGACTGACCCCGGATGGCATTGTAGGAAAGAATTCTTGGAAAGCAGGATTGGAATCATTATAGAAATATGATAGAGCCGGTAGAGAGTATTATTATAGGATGCTCTTTGCCGGCTTTTTTTAGTAGAAATTTACTATTTACAAAACAAATGTTCGAATATATAATAAAGACACCAAAGAAAAAAGGAGCAAAACACATTGAATAGTATTCTAAGGGCCAGCATCCCGATTCAGATGATTTCATGCACTGATACGGATGGAAAGATAACGCCAATGCGGTTCCGGTTCAAAGACATAGATGGCAGTATAGTATCTGTCACAATAGATAAAATTTTAAAAAGAGAAGATTTGACAAGGCTTATTGGAATTAAGTACCAATGTACAGCCATTATATATGGCATGGAGAAAGCCTTTACGCTTCAATACAATTATTCCATGCATGAGTGGAAAATGATTGAAATAAGTCAGCAGGAAGTCTAATATTATTTTTTTCAATTTCATACATACTACTTACATATACACAAATGGTGGAGGTAGTAGTATGGCAAAAATGAAATTGTGGAATATTCGAAGTGAACGAAATATTACCACTAGAGAACTGGCAAATTTATCTGGAATTAGTAAATCTGAAATCAACAATATTGAAAATGAAAGATATTCGCCAAGGCTCTCTCAGCTTGAAAAACTTGCTGCAGCATTGGATATTGGAATCGTGGATTTATTCGATTCGGAGTATAAATATGCGCCTAAATAAAGAGTCTTGTCCACAACCGTGGACAAATTCACAAAAGTAAAGACAAATAATGGAAAATATAATATAATGATCATATGTAGTAACAGGGGAGAAAGCGGAAAAATTATTTAGCTTAATAGCTTTTTCTTTAAAAAAAATAAAAAAATGGTCGAAATAGGGGAGAAAAAACTTTTTTTATTTTATACAATGATTATGTCACCGATGAAATCGCAAATATACAGCAGGAGAGGGAGATTTTTTATGAATTCTAAAGAAAACATTGTGAAAGAAGAAAACACGTATATGTCAAACCAAGAATATCGAGAAGAACTACGAAAAATATTTGATGGTATTAATGAAAATTACAAACTGCGTTGGTTCTATTCGTTTGTAAGAGAAAAATTAAGGAGTAGCAACTAAGGCTACTCCTGGTCTTTGGCATTATGCTCGGATAATGCTTTCGCTTGAACTTCAAGAATATTTAACATTCCTGGGTTTAATTTTTCCGCATAAGCAAGTAGACGCATCAGTTGTGGATTTTTGCTTATTCTCGCTAATAGATATTCATTCCCAGCGAGAAAGTTTCTGTCTATTCCATATTTATCAATAAGTGCATCTATTAATTCTTGAGAAATACAATCATCTTCATGTAAGGCACTCACTTCTGTTTTGCAAAACTCTTTATAGTCTAAATTATCTATAATGTAATCGTTGCGATTAATTTCTATTGAAAAAGAAGATTGCAAATATTTTTCAAACGCAGTCATTTTCTGCTCTAAACTATTCCGATAACTTCTAAATTCAAAGATACTATCAGTACGCTCTTTATCAGCAATAGAATACGGTTTAAAGAAAGGGTATTTTTCTTTTATCTTTAAAAATCGCTGATGGAATAACTCATGTTCTTTTCTTGATTGTGTTGAAAGAGGATCGTCTCCAAATCCGCATACAGGGCATATCGAAAAAATAGTATTTCCCAACAAATAGTCTGTTGTCACATTTAGAAACTCTGCAATTTTTACTAGTCTATCTGACGGAAATTTTCCCTCTTTTAATTTTCTTATATATCCATTCCCGAACCCACATGAGGTTTCCAATTTCGAGATAGGTATTTTCTTTTCTTTGCACAATTTCTTTACCAACTCAACGCTATCCATAATTACCTCCAAAAATAAATTTAGAAAAAGGTCTAAAAAATGCTTGACAAATTAGAGATAACTCAATATACTTTATTTAGACTTAATTCTAAATAAAAAAGAGATACCTCTAAATATTAACTCTGGACAAGTATATTTTAGAGTATTCTCTAAATATTGTCAAGGAGAAAAGTCTAAATTTAGAGAAATGGAGGTCTAAAAGTGCTAGAAAAAGTAAAAAAAATAGCAAAAGAAAAAGGTTTAAGTATAGCTGCGTTGGAAAACAAAGCTGAAATTGGAAACGGCACAATTAGTCGCTGGGACAAAAGTAAGCCGAATCTTAAATCTTTAGAAAAGATTGCGACGGTACTGGGTGTCCCGATTGCAGAATTGTTGGACAATGATGAACAAATGGAGGATGAATGAATTGGAAACAGGCAAAATGCAGACGCCAATCGAAATTGTACTTGGTGTTGACGAAAATGGAATGACTACGGCAAGAGCCTTGTATGATTTTTTAGAACTTGCACAAGGGCAGTTTTCAAGATGGGCGAAAACTAATATTGAATCCAATGAGTTTTATGAGGAAAGCAAGGACTGGTGGGGGTTCGACATTGTGTCGAACGGTAATAATTGCAAGGATTATCGCCTTACAACGGACTTCGCAAAACACTTGTCTATGGAATCCCATTCTTCAAAAGGAAAGGTTGCCAGACAGTATTTCATTACAGTAGAGGACAAGGCCAAGGAAATGGCAATCAACCGTTCACAGCTTTCGCCGCAGATGCAAATGTTTTACGCCATCGCTGATGGACAGGCGAAAATGGAACTGGAACAGAAACGACAGGCAGAGCAGTTGGACCGTGTAGAGCGGAAGCAGAATGCCATCGTGGACACATTTCAGAAAACTGATGATGCAGAAGATTTTCAGAGATGGGCGAATGACCGTATTGCACAGATTGCAGAAAGCCCGAAGTTTGATAAGGGATATGGCAGGAGCAAGAATTATTCTCTTGCACGAACTGAAAGCTATGAAAGGCTAAAACAGAAAAGAAACTGTCGTCTTGATGATCGGGTTCAAAAAGCAAAGGGTAGAGCATTGGAAGAAAGACCGGATATTAAGAAGTCTGAACTGGATAAGATTAATAAAATTTATATAATTGCCAATGACAAAGATCTAAGACCAGCTTATGAACTGGTAATCAAGGAAATGACAATGTATTACTGTGTATCGTGAAAAAAGTAGATTAAAAATGAATCTGTCAAAGCTAAAAGGAATTATTCGAGAATGTGAGAAGAATTATATTCAGTGTGCAAATTCAATAGGGAAAAGTGTGACATCGTTCAATTCTAAAATAAATGGCAAAACATCTTTTTCTATTGAAGAGCTCGAAGATTTGGGAAACTTTCTTAATATGACAGATACCGAAAAGGTTGACACTTTTTTAAGATAGGTTTCGCTTTACGAAATGGCTACGAGAAGTCAGCCGGAAAAAATTAAAAATGATAGTTGTGAAAATGCCATATTTTGTTATCGACGAAATTTGCAGGAATCAAATTTTGCCAGTTGATACAATAAAGCGAAATAGAGACAACCCATATTTTCCAACTATCGAAGTGGTAGTTGGATTTTTTTATTGCAAAAAATCCGGAAAGGAGAAGAATGAACAAACTTGTAAAAGTGAATTTTGAAACACAAACAGTGTCAGCAAGAGATTTGTATGATTTGCTGTCACAGGACGGTGGAGTAAAGGGAACAGAAAGATTTAGTAAATGGTTTGAAAGATATTGCATGTATGGATTTGTTCAAGGAGAAGATTATTCAACCCCGAACAAAAAAGTACGGGTTCAAACCGAAGGTACAAGAGAAGTGCAAAGGGAAGTGGAAGATTTTGATTTATCCATTGATATGGCAAAACAGATTTGCATGCTCCAGAGAACCGAAAAGGGAAAACAGTTACGTCAATATCTCATTGACCTTGAAAAGGCATGGAACACACCGGAACAAGTTATGGCGAGAGCACTTAAGCTTGCAGATAAGACGATTGACAGCCTTAAGACACAGGTAATCGAGATGAAACCAAAAGCTGATTATTTTGACACGCTGGTAGACAAGAAATTAAATACTAATATTCGAGATACCGCTAAAGAGTTGGGAATTGGAGAAAGGGCATTTGTTAGTTTCCTTATTTCTAATGGATATGTGTTTCGGCAGGGAAAGAATCGGGAATTAAGACCATATGCTCAATATGCAGAAAGTGGCAATGGTTTGTTCGTATTAAAGGACAAACACAATGAAAATAACGGATGGGCAGGACAGCAAATGTTTGTTACTCCAAAAGGAAAGGAAACATTCCGCTTGCTTATGGGAAAGGAAAACGAAAATGAGTGAATTTAATTACGAAAAAATCAATTCAAGGGTAATTCGTGGCGAAAGTGTGTATTTGGCAAAAGTCGATTCAGCAGAAACGCTTAGAAATATCTTTACAAATGAAGAAATGAGATATGAGGTTTCGGTAAGTGATGTAAAAATACAGACGGCGACTGGAACTTATACACCAGCTATGCTCTTTACATATTGCATGGAAGATGCAGATGGCGGAATGCATTTCGTAGATATTGTAATAAGCGAATTGCTCGGTACTTTTGTCTCGGATTGGTATTAAGCCTATAAAAAACGAAGGTTATACGGCTATTGTGAAAGAAATGGCAATTAAATATGGAGGAGGAAAGGATGAACGAACGCCATGGGATATGGAATTGCAGTAAACGAGAAACATTTTACTGGAAAAAAAGAAAAAAGGTGAATTATATGAAAATTAAAAAAATTTCATTTGTTGTGGAAGCCGTCGGAATGGCAATTCTTTTCACAAGCATGAGTTGCGATATTACCGAAAATCCGATAGTAGCCATTCCATTTATTTTTGGATTATTAATTTTAGCATTAGGTGCAGTGCTGGAAAGGAGTTTTAAAGATGCAGAGAAAATCATTGAGAAAGATAGTCGCACTTATCGTTGCAGTAGTGACAATGACATTGTCTGGCTCGACTTTGAAGATAGAAGCGGAACCGGCAGACACATGGATATGTAATGAGTTTCTTCCTTATATTAATACAATTTCAAATCAGTATCATCTTTGCCCGGAAATGGTAATGGCAATCATTGAACACGAAAGTAGTGGACAGGCTAATGCATCAAACGGTAATTGCAAAGGTTTGATGCAGATTTATGAGAAGTATCACATGGACCGTATGAAGAAACTTGGTGTGACAGATTTATATGATCCATACAGCAATATACTTGTGGGGTGTGATTATCTGGCAGAGCTATTTAGTGAATATGAGGACATGGGAACGGTTCTTATGGTATACAATGGCACCAAAAATGCGGTAAGCCGTGGAGATGCTGCAGATTATACAACATATGCATTGGGGATAATGGAAAGGACGTATGAACTTGAAGAAATACATGGGAAACACCAAATCAGTCAAACGTCAGTTGGCTAATGAATATATCAAAGAAATATACAAAAAGAGAAAAGGAATCCCACAACCGACCAAAGCAGAGGATTCCCAATCAAAGCAATAGCATAAGCTATTTGCGCCTATTTTAACATACTTAAAGGAGAATTTCAAACATGGACAAACTTTTAGAGAATAATAATGTAGAACTTGTAGGCGAAATTGTGTCTGATTTCAGATTTAGCCATGAGGTATATGGCGAAAGTTTTTATTTTGTTGATTTAGCTGTAAAACGAATGAGCGAAACAATTGATTACTTACCACTTTTGATTTCGGAATATTTGATTGATGTAAATACAAATCATATTGGTGAAATCATTCATGTAACCGGACAGTTCCGTTCTTATAACAGACATGAGGAACTTAAGAACCGGCTGGTTCTCTCCGTATTCGTCCGGGAGATTGAGTTTATTGAAGAAGAGACAGAGGAGATGAAGAGCAATCAGATTATTCTGGATGGCTACATCTGTAAGGACCCGATTTATCGTAAGACTCCACTTGGAAGAGAAATTACAGACTTGTTGGTGGCAGTAAACCGTTCCTATAGCAAATCTGATTACATTCCTTGTATCTGCTGGAGTAGAAATGCACGTCATGCATCTGGACTTCCGCTTGGAACACATTTAAAAATTACTGGACGCATCCAGAGTCGGGATTATATCAAGCATCATTCGAATGGTGAGGAAGAAGAAAGAAGAGCATATGAGATTTCAGCATCAAGAATTGAGGTGATTTCTGATGAGAAATAGAGCAATTAATGCATTGATTGAGATGGGAATGTCGGCTAGCTTGAAAGGATTTTATTATATTGCAGACGCCATGGAATTATATCATGAAAGAAAAAACGATTATATGAATATGACCGCAACATACAATCAGATAGCCGAAAAATATGGCATTACATGGCGTTGTGTTGAACATTCAATTCGCAATGCTTTTAACACATTAATGAAAAAAGGAAATAGAACGGCAATAGAAAAGTATTTATCATATGACAACACCACAAACAAAAATTTATTACGCTTATTTCATTTAAGACTGGAACAGGAATTGGAGGAATAAAATTATGCGAATTATTTTAAAATCATTACACATTGAGAATTTTAAAGGAATTAAAAGTCTTGAAGTGAATTTCTCAAATAAAACAAGTATTAAGGGGCAGAATGCAGCCGGAAAAACAACTATCTTTGATGCTTTTACCTGGTTGCTTTTTAACAAGAATAGTGCAGGAGAGGAAAAGTTTAATGTTAGGCCTTTGGACAAGGACGGTAAGAAAATTGATAACGTAGAAATCAAGGTTGTAGGTGTATTGGACGTGGAAGGCAAGGAAGTAATGCTTTCTAAGGTGCAGAAGCAGAACTGGGTTAAGAAGCGTGGAACCGACACCGTGACTTTGCAGGGGAACCCAAATTCATATGAGATTGATGGTTATCCGAAAAGTGAAGCTGATTTCAAGGCATATGTTTCCGAGCTGTCGCAGAGTGAAGATATGTTCAAGTTACTGACCAATCCACAGTATTTTTCTTCTCTGAAATGGAAAGAGCAGAGAGATATTTTAATAAAACTTATAGCAGAGGTTTCAGATATGGAACTTGCACAGACAGATTCACAGTATGCTCCATTGCTTAGTGAATTGGAAAAAGCACCATCCACAGACGATATTCGTGCTAAGTTTTCCAAAGCACTTACAGAATGGAAGAAAAAACAGGCTGAAATTCCGGTCCGTATTGATGAAGCCGAGAAATCCAAGGTTGATGTGGATACTGCAGAGCAGGAGTTATTAAAGACTGATTTGGAACGGCAGATTAAAGAAATTGAGTTGCAGATGAAATCTTCATCCAAGGTGATTGATGATTTAGAGCAGCAGAAATTCGAATTACAGTTTGAAATTAATGATTGCAAGCGCAAGGCAAATGAATCACTTATTAAAGAGCGGCGGTCGTTGGATGACAGAAAGGATGAAGCAACAATAAAATTCAATGATTTACATAAACAGATTACAAAACTGGAAAGTGAAATTGTTGAAAAGAAAAAGAGAATTCCTACATTGGAAAGCGAAAAAGCAGAACTTGGAAAGCAGTATATGAGTGAAAAGGAAAAGACTTTTGATGAATCATCGTACCTGTTTGATGAATCTAAGTGGAAATTTGATGAATCAACTACAGTCTGTTCATTATGTGGACAGCGGTTGCCAGAAGATAAAATTGAGCAGTTGAAGACTGATTTTGAAGAGAAAAAAGCAAAAGCAAAAGAAGATGCTGCAGAACGCTTAAAAACAATAAGAGAATCATTTAACAATCAAAAGGTTGCAGAATTGAACCGGATTGCTTCTCTTGGTACTGATAAGAAATCAGAAATTGAAATAATGAAATCTGATATTGAAGATGCAGAAAAGAAACTTCCAGAACTTCGTGAGCAGGAAACAGAACAGATGAAAATTAAAAATGAATGTATAAAAAAACTATCAGAGTTGCCGGAAGAAGCTGATTTGAGCACCAATGAGGACTACAAAGCATTGATGAAGAAAAATACTGATTTGCAGTCACAGATTGATTCTGCGAGAGCAAACAGCATTGATACATCGGAATTAGAATCGAAAAAATTAGAATTGGAAGCTGCATTAGAAGATGCAAAAACAATCATTGCACAGGCTGCTAAGAATGTTGAAATTGATGAGCGCATTGCACAGCTGCAGGCAGAGCAGAAAGAAATCGGACAGAAAGTTGCAGACCAGGAACAGATGCTTTATCTTTTAGAATCGTTCATCAGATATAAGTTGGACAAGGTTTCAGATTCTATCAACAGTCATTTCAAAACGGTTAATTTCAAACTCTTCGAAATTCAGTTAAATGGCGGCATGAAAGACTGTTGTGAGTGTACAGTAAATGGCGTTCCGTATTCGACTTTGAACAGTGGTCACAGAATCGTAGCAGGACTTGATATTATTCAGTCTCTTAGTGAGTTATACGGTGTAAGCGTGCCGATTTTCGTTGATAACGCGGAATCGCTGAATGAGTTCAATGTGCCGGATATGGATGCACAGTTAATTCTTTTGAGCGTTTCCGAGGATAAGCAGTTGAAAGTTGAAGCTATGTGATATGGACTATCCAATAAATGCAAAGGCAATCGAAATCATTGACAAATACATAGAAGCAGGGGAAACGCTTGAGCCTGGAACTGAAAGGATTTGCATGGCTACATTCAAAACCATGTGCGAAGAAGTATTTAATGAGAAATGTGTTATGCGCTTGGTACATAGAAAGGGCGAAGAACCTATGTTCACCGAGTGGGATGTGAAATACGATACATATTTTCAAGGCAACACGTTTTATTCGTTTTCTTTTCTTGGTGGCAGATTCGGTTCCGGGTATCGGTACTTTCTGAAAGGCAAGTGCGAATTATATTTTGAAAAGCACGCAAGACAGATAATAAGCCTGTTTCTTTCGGAAAGATGCATCAGTATCGAAGATGCAATACTTAAAACGGACTGTTTCTTAGAACTGTGGAATGTATTTGAAAAATGGTTCGATGATAGGAGAAATAGATTCATGGAAAATATGAAAGCAGATATTCAAGAAATTCGGAGCATGTCAACAAGGAAAACACCGCAATCGCATGGCGGTGTGGCTAATTTGCTTAAGGTTCTGACAAAGACAATGGAAAAGCAAGGTTCTGATATTGCAAGCATTGCAAAGGTACAGTATGCAATATGCGTACAGGCAGGGATTTACATTCCGGATGAGTTTATCAGAGATGTTGCAGTCACATTGAATATGCCAATAAAAAATGAAGAAAGTGAGGTATTAGAGTGAATTATATCAAAGCAAAATTTCCAAACAGCATCAGAAGTTATACATACCGCACCGTAGATGATGTAAAAGCCGGTGACACGGTTGTAAATGCCAAAGGTGCAAAGCTGACGGTTACAGATGAATCAGTTGATATGAAGTGGGTGGAGACCTATGGTGCTGATAAGGTGGCAGTTGTAAATAAGTATGAGGAACCAGAGAAACGGTATATTGTCGAGCGCGAGTTTGAACACGCAGGCTACAAATGTATTGTGATATTTGGCGCTATTGGCCACAGATGCGGTTATGTCGGTATCCCAAAGAACCATCCGTTATACGGAAAGGATTACAGTGATTACCTTGAAATTAAGAAATCCGATGTTGGTGACAGAGAAGTAAGTGGAATTTTCCCTTTGCTTGGTGCTTGCATGGATGAAGATGAAAGAATTCGCATTGAAGCATATTTCCAGTGCCACGGTGGTATTACATACGCAGGCGGTGGAGAACATTCAGATTATCCAATCGAAAGTGATTTGTGGTGGTTTGGATTTGATTGCGGACATGCAGGAGATAAGTCGGATTTGGATTATGCGATACAGAAGTTTCCGGGCCATATAAAAGAGTATCAACTACGAAAAATGGTTGAAAGTAAATATCCGATTGATGATGTTATCCGCACCGAAGAATATGTTGCGGATGAGTGCAAGAATTTAGCGGAGCAGTTAAAAGAATTTGAAGAAAGCGAGGAAAAATAATTATGGCAGAAACAAAGAAGCAGGAAGTAGCAACAAAAGGAAAAGAGCAGGCGAGCCTTGTTGTAAATAATGCATTTGTGGATGGTTTGGTTGCGCAATTGCAGCAAAAGGAGAAGTTTGGTCTTACTTTTCCTAAGGGATATAACTATGCCAACGAGTTAATGGGGGCATATCTCATTTTGAAGGAGACGCAGGATAACAATAAGAAATGCGTACTTGAAAGTTGTTCACAGGTATCTATCGCGAACACCCTCATGGATATGGTTACCATGGGATTGTCCATGCAGAAAAAGCAGTGCTATCCGGTAGCCTATGGTGGTAAGCTGCAGTGTCAGGTATCTGTCTATGGTAACACCTGCGTTGCAAGGAATTATGGCATGAAGAATATTGATGCAATGTGCATCTATGAGGGAGACGAGTTTAAATACCATATCGAGAACGCCCGAATTGTGATTGATTCCCATACGCAGGATTTCATGAACATCAACACCGACAAGATTATTGGTGCATACGCAATCGTGACTATGGATGATGATAGCCAGTATGTGGAACTGATGAATATTTCTATGATTAAGCAGGCTTGGAAACAGGGATTTGGTTATAAAGAAAATGGTTCTGGTACGCATCAGAAATTCACAGACCAGATGGCAATGAAAACGGTAAAGAATCGTGCGTTAAAGTACATTATCCGTACATATGGAACACAGATGCTTAATGATGCTTATGACAATGTAGAATCAACAGAAATGGATGATAGAACTTTAATGGATGTGGAGCATGATATTTCTGAAAATGCAAATACAGAAGATTTCTCGGTTGAGCCGGAAGTTGCAGAAACCGTAGAAGAACCGAAAATGGCAGAACCAGAGAAAGTTGAAGGTGAAGTCGTTGAGAATGACGATGTACCGGATTTCATGAAGTAGTGGTGCCTATGGAAGTTATTTCATTTTTAGAGTCAGTTCAGAAAGGTATGGCTGATAATATCTACAACTTTTGCAAGGATGGGAAATGCAGCCAGTGCGGAAATTGTTGCAGTAACTTACTTCCCATGAGCCAAAAGGAAATTGATGTTATTCGCCGGTATATCCGCAAGAAGCATATTAAAGAGTGTCAACATATCGCACCGACAACAGCAACTTATGACATGACTTGTCCGTTCCTTGATACCGGAAAGAGTTGCGAGAAATGCAGAATCTATCCGGTTCGACCGGAAATCTGCAAGCAGTTTATTTGCAACAATGAGCAGAGGGCAAAGCACAACCGGAAGTTGTTAGGGCAGACACGAAGTATTGTTGATGTAAGAGAAGAATTTTTCGGAAAGTGAGGTGGTCTATTGGTTGAAGAATGGAAATGGGTAAAGAGTTTTGAGGGTGTATATCAAGTATCAAACCTTGGAAGATTGAAGAGTTTCAAAAAATATTCTGATGGTTATATTCTTTCTGAAAAGAACGAAAAGGGAGGATACTTGAGTGTTGTCCTTTATGATCCAATTCAGAAAAAGCGACGTTGTACTAGAATTCATGTGTTGGTGGCAGAGGCTTTTATAGGAGAAATACCTAATGGTTACCACGTTCACCATATTGACGACAATAAACAGAATAATGTTGTTACCAACCTTGAAATCATACATCCAAAGAATCACCGAATAGAAACATCGAGACAGCACCCACAAATCAATACCGGGATAATGAATTACAATAAGTTTGAAAAACCAAAGCATGTTTTGCAGTATGATACAGATGGGCATTTTATTGCCGAATATGCAAACGGGCAAATCGCAAGCAGGCTTACTGGAATTTGTCAAAGAAATATTTTACAGGTGGCAAACAAAGAAGAATATAAACCTGGGAAAATAAGAAAACAAGCAGGTGGATATATTTGGAAGTTAAAGGAAAGTGAGGTGGTTTAAATGCTTATGCGTTGTTGCGGTTCATCGTCAGCAGGCAACAGTTACGCTTTAATCAGCAGCAGTGGTGAGATTCTTGCTATTGAAGCAGGTGTGAAATTCATGGACTTCAAGAAAATGATTGATTGGCGTATTTCTGATGTGGCTGGATGTATCGTCTCACATGAGCATGGTTAGGAGACCATGCACGCTACATAAAAGATTTCATGCAGTCTGGCATCCCGGTTTATACGGCATTTGAAACGCAGACCGCACTTGAAGTCATTACTGGAGAGCACACGACAGCCATCTCGCCTAACAAATCGTGCCAAATCGGCAGTTTTACAGTAGTACCGTTCAATGTGCCGCATGACACAGAAATTGAGTGCTATGGCTATTTAATCAAGCATGAGGAAATGGGTAAGTTGTTATTCTTGACCGACTTGGAATATTGTAAATACGATTTTTCAAGCCAGATGGTAAATCACATTCTTTGTGAAGCAAACTACGATATGCAATTTGTCAATCGGGACGAGCCGAACTACGAACACCGCCTACGAGGTCACATGAGCCTTGATACGGCACTTCAATTTATTTCTACTAACGATAACCCGGCATTGAGAAATGTCGTTCTAATACACTTATCAGATAAAAGCGGTAATCCCGCACTATTCAAACAAATGACAGAAGAAACAGTTAAATATGGAGCAAATGTTTATGTTGCGTGCAAAGGATTGGAAGTTGATATGAACCTTTGCCCGTTTTGAAAGGAGAATCATGGAAAAATTCTATATAGTGTCCAATGAACAGTTCCTGAAAGAAATTAGTGATTTCAGAATCCATTCAGAGGAAAGACGAAAATTAGCAAAAGAGTTCTTTGAGAGGAAGGAAATTTTAGGTCAATCCTATGATATTTGTGGTGATGGTTCAGTTAATAAACCTTTCCATGAATCTGAAAAGAGCCGTATCCGCTTATATATTGAGGATTGCAAGGAAAACAATGAAAAATTCGGTAATGAATTATTAAAGCCGACCAAGTGGTTTTGTGATTCGGATATAAAAATGCGAAGTTTCAGAGCCAATAGCAAGACATTAAAAGAGTTTCAGAACTTATGTATTGAGAGAAACATTGTAATCAATAATCATCCGATTTGTGAGGGAGATTATTTCGAAGAATTACATAGGGGTGGCTATGATGTTTCGAGATTCGAGTATGATGGCAAGATGTATCTGAGAATGAATACTTCAAGAAGTAGTATTACACCTGAATATGATGGCTTTGAGGAGATTAAGGGTAGTGAGTTCTATAAGGCACTTGAAGAGCTTAAGAAAGGAGAAGAAGCAAATGAATAAAGTGATTTTAATGGGAAGACTAACCAGGGATCCGGATATTAGATATTCACAAGGCGAAAGAACAACGGCAGTTGCGAGGTTTTCTCTTGCTGTAGACCGTAGATTTAAACAGGAAGGACAGCCCAGCGCAGACTTCATCAACTGTTTGGCATTAGGGAAAAATGGAGAGTTTGTGGAGAAATATCTACGTAAGGGAACAAAGGTTGTTATTGTTGGTAGCTGGCAGACCGGCAGCTATACAAACAAGGATGGAAATAAGGTGTATACCAATGATTGTCTTGTTGAAAGCTGCGAATTTGCAGAGAGCAAAGCAGCTTCACAGAACAACCAGTCTGTAGATAGACCGGAACCTGCACCGGATGGCGATGGATTTATGAATATCCCTGACGGAATTGATGAGGAATTACCATTCAATTAAGTATGATTTGGCGGTTGCTTTGTGTGACCGCCTATCAATGAAAACTGTATGGTTGGTAAAAAGTATCAACCAAAACAATAAAAATCCTAATTTAGCCATTCTGTAATGTCAGAAGGGTATTTGAGAGGAAGTGAATGTAACGATGATGTTGATTGAGGACAAAGGACAGAAAGAGGGACAGCATATTCTTAAGAACCGCTACTTTGACTGCCATGACATAGAGGTTTTGCGCACGCCGCTTCCGGTTGGTGATTATGTGATTGCCACGGATAAGGTGCTGGATGTTATTAAGCGTAAGACTGCAAGAAAGATGGAAGTTAAGAAAATGGATTTTCTTGGAAGTTATGATGTCTCTGTGGATACCAAAAAGGATATGCAGGAAATTGTAGGCAATATTTGTGGCAAGGCGCATCCAAGATTCCGTGACGAGTGCATTTTAGCGCAGAACAACGGCATTAAGCTATATGTGCTTGTGGAGAACACAGACGGCGTAAATACTATTGATGACGTGTTTAAGTGGCAGAATCCAAGATTACATAGATACAATCGTATTGCTTATATGCATAGAGAAGGGAAATGGCTTAATACCACTTTACCAAAGGCAGAACCGACTTCCGGTAAAACATTAGCAAAAGCTATGCTTACAATGCAGCTTAAGTATGGCGTAGAATTTGTATTTTGCCGACCAGAGAAAGCCGGAGAAAAGGTTGTTGAATTGCTCGGAGGTAGTGAGAATGGCAGAGAATAAGCGATACTACTGGCTTAAGCTGATGGATGATTTTTTTGACAGTAAACGGATCAAGAAACTCCGGAAGATGGCTGGTGGTGATACTTACACGATTATTTACCTTAAGATGCAGCTATTGTCACTGAAAAAGGGCGGCTACTTAGAGTATTCCGGTTTGGAAGATGAATTTTACAAGGAGATTGCCCTTGATATTGATGAGGACGAAATCAACGTACAAGTAACGATTCAGTATCTTTTATCATGTGGGTTACTGGAAACATCTGATTCTATTGAGTACAAGTTGCCTTTTGTGCAGGATAACCTAGGAAGTGAGACTGCAAGCACTCGTAGAAGTCGGAAATCTAGGGAAAATGCACAAAAAATGTTGCAATGCAACAGTGTAGCAACGGAGTGCAACAAACTGCAACAAAATTGCAATGTAGAGATAGATATAGAGAAAGATATAGATACAGATATAGAGAAAGAAAATATAAAAGAAAGCACATTTTCTTTTGATGGCGAAAAGGCATGGAATGACACTTTTGATTTGTACCCCAAAAAAAGTTGTGCAGTGTTGGCCAGACAGTATTGGCTTAGAAAATTAAGCAACGTGCTTGAAGAAAATCAGAAAGAAGTAGCGGAACTGATATATAAAGCAACAAAATTATATCTGGAAGATTACACGGAGCGGAATCCGGAAGATACTCGATTCAGATTTCTTCCAAAGTATAATGATTGGTTGATAAATGAATGTGACTATTGGGTTTCTATAGTGGAGAAAAGGCAGCGAGGTGATGATAGTTGACCGAAGCAGAAATGGGTGTGATTGGAAGCATACTGATTGATAACGATTCACTTTCGCAGATTTATTCAAATTTAAGACCAGATATGTTTGGATCTGAATTTTGTCAGGATGCATATAGACAGATACTTGCACTTTATGACCGTGGTGAGGATATAAATCTTATGTCACTGTCACAGGCAATGGAGAATCACAAGTGGTCTTCGGAGCAGGTGTCAGCAGAATTAAAGGAATGTGTGTTATTAACACCAACATCAGTATCAATTAAAAGTTATGCGATAACCATTTCAAAGGATTATAAGACTAGAACGGCAAAAGAGTTGTTTCAGAGAGTGAGCCTTATGCCATGTGATATAGAAAATACAATTGCGGAAGTTTTAATAACACTTGAAAAGCTACAGGAGAATGAAACTCTGAAAGCTAAATCATTAAAGCAGATTGTCCAGGAATGCAAAGAGAATTATTTCAATGACCATGTAGGCGAGAAACTGCTAAAAACCGGATTTTATAAATTAGATGATTGCCTTGGTGGTCTTGAGGGTGGAGATGTAACGGTAATTGGTGCGAGACCTAGTGTTGGAAAATCTGCTTTTGTAACACAAGTGATTGGACAGATGGCAAAAAAAGGTTATAAAATTGGTTATTTCAACCTTGAAATGAATGAAAGCCAGGTATACGAGCGTTTTGTTTCAAGGCTGTCCGAAATAAGTTTGACGCGTGTTCGAAGGGCAAAATCCTTTCTTGGTGGTGAAAAGGAATCTTTTGATAAAGCCAATGAAGAAATGTCAAACTACAATGTTCTGATTTCAACCGGTTCTAAAACCGTGGGAGAACTTAAAGTAGAAAGCCGGCATCAGCAGTTTGATGTAATTATTATTGACTATTTACAGTTAATTAAAGCAGACAGGAAATTTGCTAATAGAGCATCAGAGGTTGGAGATATTTCTAAGGCAGTTAAAGCTTTGGCAATGGAATTGCATGTACCAATTATACTTCTATCACAGTTGAATCGAACATCTGAAATAAGAGATACGAAAGAACCTACCATGTCAGAACTTAGAGAATCCGGAGATATTGAGCAGGACGCATCGAATATTATTCTTTTGTGGAACATATCGGAAGATAAGAAATATAAAGGCTTGAAAGTGGAGAAACAACGGCAAGGCGAAAACATGAAAGAGGGACTTAAATTCGATGGTGAGCATATGAGATTTGAAGAACGCATGGAAGATTTCGATAAATTTCTGCTACATGTAAAGAATTCTGAACGAAATAAGCAGGAATTCATGGACGCAGCGGATACTCCATTTGATAGTTGGGGCGGTTGATTATGGCAAGTAAAAAGTTTGAAAAAGGTTCTGAGGAATGGCAATTTTTTAATGACTATTATAAATTTCGACAGCAGTTTTATGAAGCTGATAACGAAGATGCTTTTTTTGAAGAACTGACAAAACAGGCAAATAAACTTTATGAGAAATACAAAAAGACTGAAATTGCAGAATATGCTAAAAGGCTGATAATGGCACATTTAGATGACGTAGACAGAAGATGCAGAAAGGGACGCTGATAGAATGGCAAAATATTATTACAACGTATTCAAAGATGGCGAGCTGGTCATGGAGAAAGTCACCAGTAAGGAGATTTGTAATCAGCTTGGATTTAGAAAGCAAAATTTAACAGAATACATTCGCCGGCAACTGAAATACAAAGGTGTTTACACATTCAAGAGATATGTTGGAGAAGAATCTGAGAGCAGCTATTATGACCGGTCATTATCAAGATTCACACCTCAGATGCTTCGGGAATGGCGGACAATGAATGCCCGGTATGGAAAGAAGGCTGGCAATGTGTAAATACGAGAAAGGCAAAAAATGTGATAGAGGATGCAGGTACTGGAATACCTGTGCAGGAAGGAGAGTGAGGCATGACTGAACTTGAATGGAAAGAAGTTGAACCAGAGCAGGAAGACTGGAAGAAACAAATCGATGTAATTGCCTATTACGGAAGTGTCACGATAGGAAGCATTGTATATTGTGGTGAAGAAATTGGATGGCAGTCTGTCATTGATGGGCACATGGACTTTTTACAGGCAGAATCTTTGGAAGATGCGAAAGAAGAAATGATTGATGTATTAGATAGTCACTGCACAGACCAAATCAATTATTACGAGGAATTGCAAGAAAGCCTTGGTGAATTAAGGAGGGGGAATGAAAATGCCTAAAGCAGTATTAGTTATGGATATGTCGGAGCAGACGTGCCAGATGTGCACGTTATGCTATGAGACAGAAAATGATGATGAGTATCTGTGCTGTGCAACAGGGAAAATCTTGCCAGACGGAGAAAAGCCAGACTTCTGCCCGCTCCGGGAACTGCCAGAGAAAGCAAATCATCCTGCTTATTGTGATAATGGAAGATTTGATAAAGGCTGGAATGCCTGCTTAGACAAAATTTTAAAATAAATCGAAAGGAGTGAGAGGTTTGCTGGCCAGCGTAAAAGAGCTCTTTACTCCAAAAACAAATGGAATCAGTACAGGAAAGAATGGAACGGCTTGGAACGTATGAGAAGATAGCATCTTTTATGCAGAAAGAAAAACAGCCGTATGAATTTAAAAGAAAATATGCTCAGATAAGAGCAAAGGAATTTGCAACAGAATGTGATGGAAGAGGATTAAATTATCATGTTTCAGTTGGTGGATTGGATAGCATTATTTTATACATATTTCTCCATGAGGTGTGCGGAATAGATGTTCCGGGAGTATCGGCATCCACTTTGGAAGATAAAAGTATACAGAGGGTACATAAGGCTTTAGGAATTATCAATGTACCACCACTGAAAAGGGATGATGGTACTTATTGGACAAAGGCGAAAGTAATACAGAAATTTGGATTTCCGGTCATTTCAAAAGAAGTGGCAGCCAAGGTAGAATTGCTACAAAATCCATCAGAGAAAAATAAAACTGTCCGTCATGCAATTATTACCGGGGAAACCGGAGAATACGGCGGCTGGCAGAAAAATTCTAAGATGCAGCTTAATCAAAGATGGCTAAAGTTGTTTGGCGGCTATGAAAATGAAACCGAAGGATGTGACTTCCAGAAACCGGATTTCTTGGTATCAGCGAAATGCTGTTATTATCTCAAAGAAAAAAATTGTGATGATTGGGGTAAAGAACATAACAGCGTACCGTATTTAGGTCTGATGGCATCTGAGGGCGGCAGACGTGCCAAGAGCCTGCGGATGAATGGCTGCAATTATTTTGGAGCATCAACAATAAGGTCAGCACCATTTGCCATATTTGGCAGACAGGATATATTAAAGCTGACATTGGAAATGGATGGTCTTTGGAAAAATGGATTGAAAGAAAAATATTATGAAGTAGGTTTGAAAGAAGGACGGATTACAGAGAAGTTTAAAATGCCGGATTCATTAATACCAGAAATCTATGGAACAATTGAGAAAAAGCCGGACGGAACACTTTATACTACCAAAGCGCAGCGTACCGGTTGCAGCATGTGCGGTTTCGGAATCCACATGGAGAAACGACCGCATCGGTTTGATTTGCTCTATGAGAGTAATCCGAAAGAGTGGGATTATCTGATGTTCCACATGTGCAGGGACAAAGATGGCAATGATTATGGATGGGCGAAAGTGCTTGATTATATTGGTGTAGGTTGGGACCCAAGTACCATTGGTGGTAATTGTATGGGGCAGATGAATTTAGAAGATTTTATGAAATGACGGGTTTGAGGGGATTTGAACCCCTCGGTGTCCAATATTACTCACCCTTTTGCCCCTGTTTCATTGGTTCTGTGCAAAACCCACACGCACCTGCACCCGCCGAAACTGTATTAAATACGTCAATTATTGCCATAAGTGTACCTCCAGAAAAAATAAATCTAAATTTACAGTTACTATTGAGATTACACGACCATAAGACAGAGCAACAAGAAAAAAGAATAGTAAGCAATGAGATTATTGGCTATTTATGCATAGATAGTATATAACACAAAGCAACAAAATTCAAGAAAGGAGCCGAACCTCCGGCCGGGGTAACGATATATCGGGTTCCTTTTGAAAATGACATACAAAGAATTTTTAGAATCGAAGATAGAGCTTGCAACAGACAGTGGATTTGTTATAGAGCCAGAAAAAGTAAATAAAATATTAAAGCCACATCAGAGAGATGCTGTTATATGGGCATTAAAAGGTGGCAGGCGTGCATTGTTTGAATCTTTTGGATTAGGAAAAACAGTGCAGGAAATTGAATTTTGCCATTTGGCGGCGGAGCAGTGTGGTGGAAGAGCATTGATTGTACTTCCGCTTGGAGTAAAGCAGGAGTTTACCAGGGATGCTGTAGATGTGCTTGGATATGAAAAGCCGGAATACTGCCGGACAATGGAAGAAGTAGAAAAGAGTACAAGCCAGATTGTATTGACAAATTATGAGCGTGTCCGGGATGGAGACATCTGGCCAGAATACTTTATAGCCACATCATTGGATGAAGCCAGTGTTTTAAGGAGTTTTGGCAGTAAGACATATCAGACATTTCTGGATAAATTCAAGAATGTACCGTATAAGCTGGTGGCAACAGCTACACCATCACCAAATAAGTATAAGGAATTGATACATTATGCCGGATATCTGGAAGTGATGGATACCGGACAGGCATTAACAAGATTCTTTCAAAGAGACAGTACGAAAGCTAATAATTTGACGTTGTATCCAAATATGGAAGATGAATTCTGGATGTGGGTAAGCAGTTGGGCACTTTTTATCACGAAACCTTCAGATTTAAATTCGGATTATTCGGATGAAGGATATGATTTGCCTCCACTGGACGTAAAATGGCATGAATTACCTGTCCACTATGGAGATACAGCCGACAGAGATGGCCAGATACAGTTGTTTCAGGAAGCTGCAGAAGGATTAAAAGAAGCTGCAGCAGTAAAAAGGGACAGCATTGATAAGAGAGTTGCGGAAATGAAGCGGATTGTTGCAGAATCCCCGGAAGAGCATTTCCTTTTATGGCATGATTTGGAAAATGAGCGTCACGCAATTAAAAAAGCACTTCCAGAAGTAGTAGATATTTATGGTTCTATGGATTATGACATGAGGGAAAAGAAGGTAATTGATTTTGCAAATGGAAAAACAAGGCTGTTTGCTACAAAAAAATCATTGTCCGGATCCGGATGCAACTTTCAGAGATATTGTCACCGGGAGATATTTCTTGGAATTGATTATGAATTTAATGATTTTATCCAGGCAGTACATAGATGCTATCGTTTTTTGCAGAAAGAACCAGTGGTGATTGACATCATCTATATGGAGAATGAGCGGCAGATAAAAGAAGCACTTCTGGAAAAGTGGAAAAATCATAATCACATGGTGGATAAGATGATAGAAATTGTAAAGAAATATGGATTAAACTCCGCAAATAAGGCGGAACGATTAGAGAGGAAGATGGGTGTGGAAGGAAGCAGAGAAGAAAGAACAGTAAAAGGAAATCATTATGAAGCTGTTTACGGTGACTGTGTAGAAGAGACAAAAGCAATGGAAAGTAATAGTGTTGACCTGATTCACACATCCATTCCATTCGGTAATCATTATGAGTATTCCGCAAACTATAATGATTTTGGTCATAATCAGAATACAGAACGATTTTTTGAACAGATGTGTTATCTGACACCGGAACTGCTTCGGGTACTTAAGCCGGGAAGAGTGGCAGCAATCCATGTGAAAGACAGAGTTTTATTTGGAAATGCCACCGGTACCGGAATGCCGACTATAGAACCATTCCATGCACTTTGCATTGAGCATTATATGAAATATGGATTCCAGTATTTTGGAATGATTACGGTAGTAACGGATGTGGTCAGGGAGAATAACCAGACATACCGCCTTGGATGGACAGAGCAGTGTAAGGATGGTTCTAAGATGGGAGTTGGCTGCCCGGAATATATCCTACTTTTCCGTAAGCTGCCTACTGACCGTTCGACGGCTTATGCGGATGTGCCAGTAAAGAAATCGAAGGAAGATTATACACGGGCACAGTGGCAGATAGATGCTCATGGATACTGGAGAAGTTCCGGTAATCGTTTAGTAAGCAAAGAAGAATTGAAAGAGTTTCCGGTAGAGAGTCTACAGCAGGTATACAGAGATTATAGCCGTGGTACTGTTTACAATTATGCAGAGCATGTGAAACTTGCCGAGGATTTGGATGAAAATGGAAAGTTACCGGCAACTTTCATGGTGGTAGCCCCAGGCTCTTGGAATCAGTTGGAAGTATGGGACGATATTAACCGGATGCGGACACTCAACACTACACAGAGCAGGCGGAGGGCGCAGATGCACGTTTGCCCGCTGCAGCTTGACATTGTGGAGCGTATTATCAACAGGTATAGTAACGAAGGTGATACGGTATATGACCCTTTTGGCGGTCTGATGACCGTACCTATGACAGCGGTTAAGATGCACCGGAACGGCAAGGGATGTGAACTTAATCCTGATTATTTCCGTGATGGCGTGGGATACCTGCAGGCGGCGGAAAATGAGGTGGATGAGCCGACATTGTTTGATTTTATGCCGGTGGTGATGCCATGAAATTATTCGATAAAGTAAAATGTAAAGGCTTCTATAAACCATTTAAAGACAGAAGATGGCTGTATCTCGACAGGGAAACATTAACTGCTGATGCAATGGACAATAATCTGGCAGATGGACACAATGATGGCACTGTCGAAAAGAATGTTGAATATATCGAGAAAACTTATTTCAAACACGTTGATAAGAATTTCATCGGTGTAATTGTCGGATATAAGAATATTGTTGTGAAAGGTTATCTTGATGCAATTTATCAAGATGAATGCGATGTTGGTGTCGGAGTTATTCCAGAAGCGTTTTATGTATCGAAAAGAGCAAAAGAAACGGTAAAATGTGCTGTTGTCTATTATGGGAATAACATGAAGCATTATGTCCCTTTGGAAGATGTCCTGGAGGTGATGCCATGATAAACGGTGAATTGATAGTAGATAATTTCGCCGGTGGCGGCGGAGCATCAACCGGAATCGAATTGGCAACTGGATATAGTGTTGATATTGCAATTAACCATGATCCAGAAGCAATCAAGATGCACAAAGCAAACCATCCGAATACAAAGCACTATTGCGAAAACGTGTGGGCAGTTGACCCGGTAAAGGCTTGCAAAGGACATCCTGTAGCACTTGCCTGGTTCTCCCCGGACTGTAAGCATTTCAGCAAAGCGAAGGGCGGCAAGCCAAAGGATAAGAATATCCGTGGTCTTGCGTGGGTAGCTTGCAGATGGGCAGGGCTTGTAAGACCCAGAGTAATTATGCTGGAAAACGTGGAAGAATTTAAGACTTGGGGACCGTTGAACAGAGGGCATCATCCGATTAAGGCAAAGCAGGGCGAAACATTTCAGAAATTCGTTCAGCAGCTCACGGATTTAGGATACGAAGTGCAATTCCGTGAGCTGATTGCCGCTGACTACGGAGCACCTACCATGCGAAAGAGATTTTTCATGATCGCCCGGTGCGATGGTAAAACGATTGTCTGGCCAGAGCCGACACACGGACCAGCGGACAGTGAATTGGTAAAGGCAGGATTCCTTAAGCCATATGTGGGAGCATATACGCAGTTGGATTTTTCTCTGCCTTGCCCGAGCATCTTTGATACTTCGGAAGAAATCAAAGAAAAGTACGGCATCCGTGCGGTTCGACCGCTGGCAAAGAAAACAATGGACCGGATAGGAAAAGGACTTAAAAAGTTTGTTATAGATGAAGATGAACCATTTATCGTAGACGGGAAAATGCCATTCCTTATCCAGTACCATTCCTATAATGGAAACGATGTAAGAGGACAGAAAATAACAGACCCGCTTATGACGTTGGATGGGTCAAACAGATACGGACTTGTGTGTGCATTTGTGAGCAAATTTTACAAGAGTGGAGTCGGACAGGATATAAGAGAGCCATTGCATACGGTGACAACATCGCCTGGACACTTTGGGTTGGTAATGGCATATCTGATTAAATATTATGGTTCGGAAGAGGGCGGGCATGACATTCGAGATCCGTTGGACACTTTAACATCAAAGGACCGTTTTGGATTGGTAGAGGTATACGGTACGAAATATCAGATATATGATATTGGGTTGCGGATGTTGGACCCGAAAGAACAGTACAGGTGCCAAGGTTTCCCGGATGATTACATAATTGACCATGATTATACTGGAAAGATATATCCGAGAAGCGAGCAGGTGAGAAGATGCGGCAATGCAGTATGTCCACCGATACCGGCAGCACTTGTAAAAGCTAATTTGCCGGAAATGTGCGTTGCGGAACGTATGCCAAATATGAAAATAGAATCAGAGCAGACCGGACAACTCCGGTTTGCCTAACACTTAAGTTTTAAATATAAATAACAAAACCAAGCAATCATATTGATACCTCCTGCTTATATTATATGCAGCATGGTTGAGAATGATTTGCTTGGTGGAAGGAAGTGAGTGAGGTAGTTATGGCAAGGGATAAATTAGAAGAAGCAAGACGAGAGGGAATGGCTTATGCCTTAAAAATAGCCAAAACCAAAGGAATAGAAGGACTGGAAGAGGAATGCAAATTCAGAGGGGCAACGAAAATGCCCCTGGCACTTCCAAAGAATGCGATAGATGAATGTGTGCTGAAAATCAAAGAGAATACCATTGATACAATAACAATTCTGTCAGCAATCACACTCCGGGACCAGTTCGGATTTGGAGCAGAAAGAATTAAAAGGTACATAGAGCGGTTCAATAGCAAGGCAGAGTGCCTTATGGATGATTACACAACTTGGGACGAGCAGATAGAAATACTCAAAGAAGAGTGTGGACTGGAATTCAAAATCAGGAAAAATGATAAGGATGTGAAAGTGAGGTAGAAGATATGAAAAACGGAATATATCCAGAAGGATATGCAGTAACAAGAAAAAAGACCAACGCAGACCGGATCCGGAATATGACAGATGAGGAACTGGCAGATTTTATTATCAATTTTGACAACCGTTTTGGTGAGGAGTATGAGGGAGAACAGAGTTGTCTGGCATGGTTACATAAAGAAAGTGAGGAATGAGGATGGAGAATAGATATTTATTCCATGCAAAGCGAGTTGATAATGGAGAATGGGTGGAAGGTAGTCTTGTTACCGGAGTATTTTTTCGGTTAGGACAGGAAATTCCGTATATGTTTTGCCCTAATCTTGCCGATTATGATTGCTTTGAGGATTTTTCAGAAGAAAATGGGATATTTGAGGTAGAGCCATCCACTATCTGCCAGTGTACAGGACTTAGGGATAAGAACGGTAAGCTGATTTATGAGGATGATATTGCTAAGGATGATAAAGGCAATCTTTACAAAGCATTTTGGCAAGACAATCATTATCAATTTTCGTGGATGTGCGTTAAATCGGAAAAATTGCCTATTGGTGCTAAATGGAATTTTGATTGTTTTAGAGGATATGAGATGGAGGTCATCGGAAATGTATTTGACAACCCGGAACTGTTAGAGGGTGGAAAGGAGCCGGTATGACGGAGAATGAAGCAATCGAAGAATTAAAATATGATTGTAACGAACTTGGAAAAGCGATTCCGTGTGATACATCATGGGGAAAATTATTTGAAAATGCTTATGCAATGGCAATCAAGGCACTGGAAGAAGTTCAGCAGTACCGAGCAATCGGCACGCTGGAAGAGTGCAAAATTGCCGTTGAAAAACAACGTCCTAAAAAGCCGATTAATCCAGATGATGATTATGGTACATTCAAACGTCCAAATTGTAATGGTTTAATTTTTACAGAAGACAGATTTGAAACACATAGATATTGCTTGTTATGTGGTCAGAAATTAGATTGGAGTGATGAATAAAGAACTTTAATTTGTCGATAACACTCGACTTTTGCACCTTGAAAATTGAATACTGGCGGTTGAAGTGATATGATTTTGATATTACAAAAGATTGGGGGAATTTTAAAGAAAATGATTTTGGTAGCGGAAATGAGCTCATATGTAATGAGTGACGATTTAAAGGGAGCAATAATTACTGCTATAGTAACTGGTATTATTTCTATTATTGGTTTTATTGTGACGAATTTGTCAATGCGTAAAAATTTCAAAAATGAGTTGATGCAACAAAGAGATAGTCTAGCACTTGAAAAAATGGCAACAATGCCATTTAGAGTACTTGATTTAATGGATAGAATGACAAAAGCAAAGAAAAATGGATGGGATGAGAAAAATGAATTAAAAAATTTTCAAGATATTATGAATGAGATATATTCATATGGGTCGGTAGAAGCAATTTCTTTAGTAGCTCTTATGCAAAAAGAGAATTATGCAGCAAATGGTAATCCAGATAAAATGAATTATTTTCGTGTCATGTCGTCCTATGTCTTATTAGCAACGCAAATAAAATTTGATGTCACAGGAACTTATGTAAACCCTGAATTATGGTTTCGAATGAGACTTACAGATTTTGCGGAAAATAGAGAAAATATTAAGAAAGAAAACAACAAATTAGTCGATGAGCTTAATTTAAATTGTAAAATGAAAATAAAGTAAGAAACACCGCCAGTATTTCACTGGCGGTATTTTTATGTTAAAAACACTTACGATAACTATATTGAAGGGAGAGAAAGGGCGGAGCAGCCTATGCCAGACATCAAATTGTCTGATAGTGAATTATTGAAATATGCTGTTGAAAATGGTATCATTGATGCAGCACTTTTGCAGGATAAAATAGAAATGCAGAAGAGAAAGGAATTATTAAAGAAACATCCATATTCTATATGGGAAGGGAAAAATGGATATTGGAACACATATTTGCCTTATGGAAACGGAAGAAAACTCATAAAGAAAAAGAAACGGATTGATATTGAAAATGAGGTAATAGATTATTGGAGTGAAAAAGTTCTTAATTCATTTAAAGATAGATTTATTATTTGGATTTCACGCCAAGAAAAGTGTGGAAGGACAGACAATACGATTAGCAAGTATGAATCGGATTATAAGAGGTTTTTCCAGGGTGACAAAATAGAAAGTATGTCAATCCAAGATATATCAGATGAAGATATAGCTGAATTTATCCAAAGACTGCTTGAAAGAAAAAATATTCCATATAGGGCATTAAAGGCGATGTTTGGATATATGAACGGAGTTTTTGAAAAAGCTTTAATGGACAAAGTTATTGAAATAAATCCATGTAAATATGTAGATTTGCCAATATTCAAGCAACATTGTAAAGAACCAAGACCAAAATCAGCAAAAGAACGTACAGTGTCTAATGAAGAGAAAAAAGCAATTATTAAAAAACTAAATGTAAACCATCAAAAAGAGCATATAAGCATTGCAGGCTATGCAGTTGAATTATCTCTTTATACAGGAATGAGGGTTGGAGAACTTTCCGGACTTAAGTGGGAAGATATAAATTATGAAGAGCAATCAATAACCATTTGCAGATCTGAAAAGTATAATAGAAAATGAGTTTTACATTTCCACAACCAAGAATGATAAAGTACGAACATTTCCATTAACTTCTGAGATAAAAGATGTTCTCGATAGGGTTAAAAAGGAAGAAATAAAGAGGTGCTTTTTAACAGAATTTGTATTTAGTGATGTAGATGGAAGAGTACATGCTAGAAAAATTTCTGAATGCATAAGAAATATGACAATGACTAAAGAGTTTGAACATACAAAAAGTATTCATGCAATAAGAAGAACATTAAATTCAAACCTTAGAAGCAATGGTGTTCCAGTAACAGTTGCGGCAGCTCTTCTCGGACATACTGAACGAGTAAATGAAGAAAATTATACATATGATGTGTCGAGTATTCATGAAAAAATGAAAATTATTGAAGCAGCAGGAAAAATATCTTGATTACTATTACCGGTTTTTTGATTACTACGTTTTTGAAAACCGCATAAATACTGGGGTTCAGAGCATGTTCCCGGGTTCAAGTCCCGCTGCCGGCATTAATATTTTGGAAAAGAATCGACTACAGGTCGGTTCTTTTTTTACGCGAGTAGCGAGAAAAATCTGGGAGAAAAGAAGGCGCCAAGCTCGCTTTGGCGAACTTCTTTTCTGTTCAGATTTGGCGAGCACCGCGATAACTCGAGAAACTCGCTAAGCATGTTTCCCGTAGTTCCGCGAGTAGAAGGTAAGGAGAATTACATGGAACAGACCAATGACAGAACATTTTTAGAAACAGAACCGGTAGGAAAGCTGTTATTAAAACTGGCATTGCCTACCGTTGCAGCCCAGTTGATTAATATGATGTATAACATAGTAGACCGTATGTACATCGGCCATATTCCGGGGGATGGTGCAATGGCACTAACCGGAGTTGGTGTATGCATGCCGCTTATTATGGTAGTATCTGCGTTTGCAGCACTGATTAGCAATGGTGGTGCTCCACGGGCAACCATATTTATGGGAAAAGGAGAGAAGGACAAGGCGGAAAAAACGCTGGGGAACTGTTTTTGCACCCAGATTATTGTATCACTGATACTGACTGCATTTCTGCTGGCTGGAAACAGAGGCTTTCTTCTGGCATTTGGAGCCAGTGAAAATACGATTTCTTTTGCTGCTGATTATATGAATATTTATGCTATAGGAACGATTTTTGTGCAGTTGACCCTAGGGATGAATGCATTTATTACGGCGCAGGGATTTGCCAGAACCAGTATGCTGTCGGTACTGATTGGTGCAGTGATTAACATTGTGCTGGATCCGGTATTTATCTTTGGATTTGGAATGGGTGTAAAAGGAGCAGCGCTGGCAACGGTTCTTTCCCAGGCATGTTCCTGTATCTGGGTGTTGGCTTTCTTATGCGGAAAGAAAACGCATCTTCGCCTGAAAGGAAAAAATATGGTTTTGCAGGCAAGTATTATTTGGCCGAGTATTGCACTTGGAACAGCAATGTTTATTATGCAGGCAAGCGAGAGTGTGATTTCGGTCTGCTTTAATTCTTCGTTATTACGATATGGCGGAGACATGGCAGTAGGAGCCATGACCATATTAACCAGTGTCATGCAGTTTGCACTACTTCCGTTACAGGGATTGGGTCAGGGAGCGCAGCCGATTATCAGCTATAATTATGGAGCCAAAAGAGCAGACAGGGTAAAAGAAGCCTATTTCTTATTATTGAAAATTGATGTTGGATTTTCCTTTGTTTTGTGGGCACTGGTGATGGCATTTCCAAGAGCATTTGCAGCCATGTTTACCTCGGATGCGGCACTGATTGCATATACTGGAAATGCACTCCGGATTTATCTTATGGCAATTATGATATTCGGAATCCAGATGGCGTGTCAGATGGCATTTACATCACTGGGAAAAGCAGTATCTTCCATTATTGTAGCGGTCATGCGTAAATTCGTATTATTACTGCCGCTTATTTATATTATGCCGCACATTTTTACCGGCAATCAGGCAATGGCAGTTTATATGGCAGAGCCGGTAGCGGATGTGCTGGCGGTAAGCTTTACGTCTGTACTGTTCTATTTCCAGTTCCGCAAGGTGCTGCGTCAGATAGAAGAATAGTCCAAAAAGAGCCTTTTTGAGGCTCTTTTTCGTTGACAATAAGTTATCATATATGATAACATAGAGACAGTTGTTGAGGTGAGAAATGGAGAAGAATAAGAGCAGGGAGCAGTCGACGCGTTCGGATGTGGTGCGTCAGTTGAAGGCGGTGCGCAAGGAACAGCATATTACCCAGGAAGTGCTTGCAGAGCGGGCAGGCACGAAGAAATCCAATATTTCCAGATTGGAGAGCGGAAGATATAATCCAAGTCTGGATTTTCTGGTGAAGGTAGCAGGCTGTCTGGGGAAGACCGTAGAGATTCAGATTATGGACAAATAGAAGGAGACAGGGTATTATTATGAAGAAGAACAAACCGAAGACCATGGGGAAAAATATTGACCGGGATGTGGAATTATGCAGAACTACCAATGCCAGAGTCAGCAGTCAGATGATGCGGACACTGGTAAGCCATGAAATTCCATTTACACAGAACTGGGTGAGAGTTCCATTTTATAAGAGAGTTGCTTATAATGGGGCGAAGGAAGTCTGCGTTATCAGCACACATTATAACCAGTATCAGCGGGCGAGAAGAGTATTAGACCATATGGAAGTGGTATATCGGGAACGCATGATTTTGCATGCGGTATAAGACAGGAGGAAAAAGAGATGGAGAGCTTAACAAAGCAGTTTCCGGATAAGGAGACCTTTGACAAATTCTTTGTAGAGAATTTCAAGACCATGACTTACGAAGATGTAAAAGAAGGCTTAGAGGAATTAGTCAAGGCAGAAGGATTAAATATATTTCAGGATGATTATGTGAAAAATGTACGGAAAGAGGATTTTAAAGAGCATCTTTCCAAGGGCGCACGATTTGAATTTGAAAATGCCATGACAGAAGCATTTTACGATAAGAATCCGGAAGTATATGAGGCGGCATTTGGACTTTACGAAGAAGTACCAAAGCAGGCAATGGCAATTACTGAGACTTTTCACCGCACGTATCAGGAGATATATGAAGAGAGTTTAAATTGTATGTTTGATGCAGTGATAGCTCCGTTGTTATAAGAAAAAATTTTTCGGATATTTGAATGTATAATCCACTTTTTTAGAATAGCAGATTCTGACTGTGATTCTAAGAAAGTGGATTTTTTCGTTGTCAGGCATTCATAAGAAAATGCTGGTGGCAGGTTTTGTAGGTGTAATTTGGAAAGCGTACTTCCTGACTTTAGAAAAATTTAATTTCAAAAAGTGAAAAGATTGTGCTACCATTACAATAAGCAGGTAACAGGTGATTGTGAAGGAGATAGATTTTGTCATCAGGACTATCTTTCCAATGTTTGTAAGAAATGCTGCCTGGTTCGTCGAAGTACAGATGCCTGATAAGGGCTGTTAGGGA